ACGATAGATAGTGTACGAAAAGCAGTTAACGATGTGATACAAGATGAAAAGATATCCTAGGATATTTATAATATTTCTTGCTAATTTACTTTTCATTATTGTTCTTCTGTATCATCCGAAAAGCGATTTATACCACATATATGAAAAGTTATCGGAGGAAATAATTGATCATTACACTAAAAATATAAGCAGGGACACTGGTTCCTATTTCTACCAGGATAAAGGAGATATGGTCCGTACCATAGGATACCCTTTGTTGCTAAAGCTATTTATGGGCTTAAAGAGAGGGTTTGCTTACTTAATGGTATTTAATTGTTTTCTTGGTGCATGGATGTTCCATGTCGTTTATGAGATGATAGGAAAGAAAGCATGGTTATTATTTGGACTTGGTGCCTTCACAGCTTATGTACCTATATTATATACTGATTTACTTTTTGCAACATTATTTATAACTTCGATATGGCAACTAAAAAAGAAAAGGTTTTGGTTAGCATTAATACTGCTGGGAATTTCTTCGTTGATCCGTCCGTCTTTAGCATGGTTCTTCGTACTAATACCGCTGGTAATGCATTTCTATGACTACAGACCAAAGATGGTCTTTATCGCCATTCCTCTAACGTTTTTAGCAACCTCATTCAGCCCAATTCGTAATTATGTTAACCATGGAAAATGGACACACTCCACAGTACTCAGATACAATATCGAATCTGAGACTTACTTCGGGGGAGCTGATAATAAACCCGCTTATTTCATTTATTCACTCAAGTCTAATTATCTATCCGGACACTACGATCAGATCGGGAGGATGTTTAACAAGTATAAAAGAAATAGCGAGGATCTTCAGGCATCACTTCTTATGTGGCTGAGTAATATTATATGCGTATTAATCAATGCAGTTATATGGTTGTTATTTGGTATAAGAATTATAAAAAGAAAGATTAACTGGGGTAATATAATAATATTGGTATACTTTGTATTGCCTACTCTCTTTGGTGCAGCAGGAGCACGTTTACGATTACCAATTGAATTCATCTTATTTTTATAACTATGATAAATAAAGATCCAGAAGAAAGATTGCTTCAAGCAAAAACATATATGGCATATAATGGCTTTGCAGAGTTGTTATCTAACTCTACAATTCTTGCTGAAGGATTAAAGATTGCTGCAGGAATAATAGCTTCACCTGACCCTGATTTGAAACTTCCAAAACACATGAAGTTATGAACTATTGGTATATAAAAGATGATTTCGTTCGTGCGAGAACAAATCAATCAACTTGGTATGACGGATTCTCTCCTGATGCCATGGGAGATGGTGCCCTACATACAGTATCCGTTGGACTTGTAAAGAATATGGATAACCTTATCACAAGGACCATATGGTTACTCAGGGAGCGCAAACGCTGGCCGGATAGCGCCATGCAGGGTAATGAGCATCATATAGCAAAGAACCGGTTAGATAAGCTCCTACACCCAAAGAAATACAGGTGGCAACACCGTATGTCACGGGACCCATTTACAGCATTAATATTTGTTATGGAAGTAAAGGGTTGTGTCTGGAGTTCCAGAATCAAGGATATAAAGATCCCATGGAGAATACAACGTCCTGATTTCTATTACTGGGTGAGGTTCATGGCAACCAAGGAACCTAAGTATAAGAAGAGATATGAGTTCTGGACAAACATCTCCCTGACTCTATTCGGACGATGGTATCCAATGTATGCTCTTCGCTTGCAGACATGGAAAGCATATTCTGCTAAGAGTGAAAAGATTAAGAAGAAACTACATAAACTTATTCCGGATTGGAATATGTATTGCTGTATCCTTATTGATAAGCCATGCATCTACAAACCTGGGTTCATTGAAAAAGCTCAGAAATATATAGCTAAAACTAAGTGCCAGTGGAGTTATAAGGAATGGATAACACCAACAATGTTTTACTCTACTGGAAAATATTTTGATCTTGGATATTGGGATGATGATATAGAATTTACGAAAGGTAATGTCTTACGTGAAGAGGACGAGATTAAACTTGATAAGGATGAACTTGACTGGGCATTAAAAACTGTAATGAATGTTGGGGGGTAAAGGAGTAATCCTTAAATATATCGATAGGCCGGAAGCCAAGACATACCTTAATATAGGTAGTGGATCTGATAAGACAGCACGGTTCCTTATAGACCGGGATAAGAAAGTCACTGATATAGATATAAAACGCACCCATTCCTTCAAGCATGAGAACTATTCTTTTATAGAGTGGAACTTGGAACTTGGTATTCCTGTTGGTGGATTTGATGTTATTATTGCAAACCACGTTCTAGAGCACATCCGGAATACTGGCATTTTTCTATTAGGATGTAATAGTGCCCTGAATGATGATGGTGTGCTTTGCATTGCTGTACCGCCATTTAAACATGCCCTGGCTGGTGGTCATGTCCATGTATTTAATATGGGTATCCTGATGTATAATCTCGTGCTTACTGGATTCAATGTAGTAGATGGACATTTCAAAAAAGAAGGATATAATATCATTGGAATAGTAAAACCACGGCATGATAAACTACCTAAACTAAACTATGATAAAGGTGATATTGATATCCTTGTTCGTAATGGATTATTACCTTCATTCTTTCGTCAAGGAATGAATGGAGACATGAAAATGTATAATTGGATTATATGATCTAAAACATATAATTAAATTATATAAAAATAAATTATATATTTATATATGGAATCATATCAATTAAGTGGAAAGGTTGACGTAGTATGGGAAACCAAGAAAGTATCAGAGAAATTCCGTAAGAGGGAATTTGTCGTAATAGTCAATAGCAGTACGGTTAGTGGGACTTTTGTTGACTACATAAAACTACAGCTCGTACAGGACAAATGCGAGCTTCTGGACGGTGTTTATCCCGGAGACATGGTTGTGGTCCGCTGGGCCCTTGCAGGTCGCAGATGGGGCAAAAAGCCTGAAGAGAAATACTTTACCAATGTAGAGTGCCTTGAGATAACAGTTGTTACTCGTGGTGATGGTGTAGGAGCTTCAGATTCAATTGAAGATGAACTTCCACTGGAACCGGAAGATACAATATTTGATGTACCAAAAACAGAAAGTATCCCTGATGAGGGAGTAGATGATTTACCATTCTAAATTATAATTATGAAAGCAGCAAAAGAATCAAAAATGAAACCCGGAGAGTTCAAGTTTCAACCTATTGGAGACTGGGTAGTACTTGATAAAATTGACATCCTCTCTAAGATGGATAGAGCGGCCAAGAGAGCTGGTCTTAATATCGTTGGCGCTCCTGATCCTAAGAACATCCTGGAAGCTGAAAAGAAAGCAGCATCGGAGTATATGAGCTATGTAGACTATACAAAAAATGCTCTTGATGTATACGATGGCAAGCATGGATGGCAGGGTATTGTTAAAGCTATCGGTCCATTGATCGATGAAGATCTTGGACTGAGAGTAGGTCAGAAAGTATACTACCGTGGTAATACCGGAGAGCCAATGATACATAATAAAAAACTCTTCTGGATGATGAAGCCACATGAGATCTTCGGATCAGCACCAAAGAACGAACACACTATATAATTTTATTTTATAATAAATAATTATATATAATTTGACTTGTATATGAATTAAATTATATATTTGTTGTGCTCGATTACAGTGTGGAGTTAATTTAAAGTCATCGTCTTTGAAATATGAAAGCCAGGTCAGATTGATCTGGCTTTTGTTATAACCAAAGAAACTTGTCAGGAGCATGCATACAGAAAACATAGAAATCGTCACCACTAAAGAGAGGTTTTTTTTGGAGTATTTGACGCTTAAAAAACCAATCATTGACAGTATGCTTACGAGACTTAATCGTAAGAAGACTACCCTGAGTGATGCACCTCTGAGAGTGCTGGCTCAGTTACTTTATTACTATGATCTTTTTAAGGATGAACAGGATGATGAGAAGAGATGGGCAATGGTATTTTCACGGGAGATCAAGATTGATATATTGGGTAAATTAAAACTTAAAGAACATTATCTGAATAATTATCTTTCACATTTACGGGCAATTAAAATTTTGGAAGATAAGAAAATTAGAAATCTGTTTGTTGTTTCTGCAGATGATGATCTGGCTCTAAGCTTTACATTTAAACTCAATGGACATAAAGAGTAAAGAATTTAACAGGATCGTTCGTAAGATTGCTCGTATAAACGAAACCGATCCGGAAATTGTTAGGGATGTTATAATATCACAATTTGAATGTGCAAGAGCTAACATGAAGAGGGCGGATCATTATAATGATTTTTTTCCTTATATTAAGCTACCCTATTTATTCACCTTTAAGGTGCTTCCAGGCAAAAGAAACTTCTTTGTCAAGAAGGCCAAAAAAATAATAGACGATGTTTATTCTGAATCAGGGCAGTCCGACAATTGAACCAAAGGCGCTATTCATTCCAGAATTTAAGAAGGTATGGAGTCGTGATACTTCAAAATCAAAGGCAAGGGCCAATAAGGATCTTGCCTATGTTTATTTTATGGCTGACTTTCAAAGTGAATATAATATATATGGTATAGAGAAATCTTCTATGGTTGGCCTTGAGATCATGAAGGACAAGAACTTTGAACCTGATGAACTCATGCTGGATGCTATTAAAAAGTATGAGCGCATACAGGAAACATATTCCATGAGGTATCTTAAGTCTGTACGTGCTACAGTAGATTCTTTAATGAAGTTCTATAACGACCTTCAGTATCAATCGGGACAGGATGATATGAAAGATTATAATCCTAAGAAGGTTACTGATGCACTCAAGGATGTTGAATCAATTATTGAGAAGATAGAAAAGTGGGAAAAGAAAGTACGTGGTGAGGATGAAGAAATGCAGATACGTGGAGGTGGGAAGGTTGGTTTATTTGAAGATTCACATAACGCAACTTGGTTAAAGCAGAATTAATGGAAGTTGAACAGGAAGTAATTGAAACCGGGTATTACAAGAATACCCCGCATTACAATACCGAGGAGTGGTGTCAGTCGTCATTGCATTTCAAAGAGTTTGGTCGTTATACAAATTATCCAGTGAATTCCCATAGCTCAAGTAACTACTATAAGTTTTGGGAAGAAGAGGCTCGTAGATCTCTTTATGGTTATAATATTGGCCGGGATTGGATTCCTGGCTATTTTTATTGGTACCTGAATTACTCACCTATATTTATTGCTGTTGAGATTGATGCTCCACAAACGGATGATATATTAAAGATGGATCTTGATATATTAACCCAGCAAGCAAGGGCAGACAGGGAGTTTAACTTTCCGGATTTCTGGGATGGTGATTATCAGTATTTCCATTATCTCGAAGATGCTGAACGATCCGGAACCCATGGAGCAGTTATTAAAAGCAGGCGTAAGGGATATTCCTATAAGGGTGGTGGGATGTGTAATAGGAATTATTACTTGATCCCAGGATCTAAGTCCTATGTGTTTGCTGATGAAAAGGAATATCTTATTAGCGATGGCTTGTTAACTAAGGCGTGGGAGATGATGGACCATGTTGAGTCTCATACACCATGGGGGAAGCGCAGGCAATATCATAATTCTATAATGCACAAGAGAGCCTCTTATAGAATCGATCATGGAGGGTTAAGCATAGAGAAAGGGTTTAAGAGTGAGATTATCGGAGTTACCCTTAAAAACAACTGGAACAAGGCTCGTGGAAAGGCAGGTAAGTTGGTTATATTCGAGGAATCGGGTAAGAACCCACATTTACTTAAAGCATGGAATATCTCCCTAAAGAGTATGCAGCAGGGCCGTTTAACGTATGGTCTGCAACTTGCTTTCGGAACAGGAGGTACGGAGGATGTCGATTTCATGGGTCTTGAACAGTTGTTTTATGAGGGCGGAGCACATAACGTACATATGGTCCCTAATGTATGGGATGATGTCGCAGGAGGAAAGTGTGGTTACTTTGCATCTATAGAAAAGAACCTTGAGGGTACAATGGATAAATTTGGTAATACCAAATTGGATATTGCCCGTTCACTTACAGATGCCTCAAGAGACAAGGTTATAAAAGCCACTAAGAATCCTGAGATTATAACCCGGTTCATTGCTGAGGAACCACGTAAACCACAGGAAGCGATCATGCGTCTTGGTGGGACCATCTTCCCAATAAATGATCTTAAGGAACATCTGAACAACCTAAGATCAAATCCTGAGAAGTTTGAAGAACAAGAATGGGTTGGTAAGCTAGTGATTAATCCGGAAACTGAGAAGATAGAGTGGAAGCTGGATCCCGATGCACGACCTATCAGGGTATTCCCACAAACTGATAAGCGGGATATTGACGGAGCGATTGTTATCTATGAACATCCGGTAGCAAATTCAGAAGGTATCATTCCTTATGGAATATACTTAGCCGGTAATGATACATACGATCATGATGAGTCAACAACCGATTCCCTTGGGAGCACCTTTATTTTAAATAAACTTACTGAACGTATTGTTGCAGAATATACAGGAAGACCTAAAACTGCAAATCAATACTATGAGAACGTAAGACGTTTATTGTTGTATTATAATGCAAAATGCAATTATGAAAACAACTGGAAAGGATTATTCACTTATCTCAACGGCAGACATCACGCCCACTTATTATGCGACACACCAAAAATTGTCCATGACAAGATCTACGATAAGTCATTACTCAACCGTGGTGCCGGTACACCAGGAACACTTCCTATACAAAAATGGGGAAGAGAACTCATTCTGATATGGCTTACAACACTCGTTGCACCAGGAAGCGAGAGACTCAACCTGCACACTATACGTAGTGTACCTCTACTACAAGAATTGATCTACTGGCACAAGCTTGGTAACTTTGACCGTGTAGATGCAATTCAGATGTTAATGATATTAAAAGAAGATGTTCAAAATATTATTCCTGAAGAGGAAGCAGCGCAACAAATGGTATCACCCTTCTTTCAACGCATGGAGATGTTTAAGGAGAAGTATAGAACAACAAATGATCCTTTTGCTGTTATAGATAAAAGGATGCAAGCTTAGGAAAGACAAACTTTAAATTTACTACCATGGCAATGAGACTTCATCAGTTCCCGGCTCAAAAGAAAACCCTGACACAGAAAACTGAAAAGTGGGGAAAGGAATGTGTTCTGGCTGGTATAACGATTACAACGAGCGATACCAGTAAGATACGCAAGAGTCGATCAGCAAAGAAACTTAACTATGACCTTATAAAGGGTATCATAGATGAACATGATATTGAGAGAGCATTTAACCCAATGGGTATTCGTGGTGTGCATTTCCCAGCTAAGACACAGAACTATCCTATTGAAGTTGCAAAATTTAATGTTCTAAAGGGAGAGGAATCAAAGCGTAGATTTGACTGGAGGGTACGATCAGTTAATGAAGATGCTATTAGTGAAAAGGAAACTCAGATGGGTGAGCAGATATTTGGTCTGCTGGCTCAGGAGATACAAAATGGAAATTATACCGAGGAGCAAGTTTCACGTAAGTTAAAGAAGATCGAGCATTACCAGAAGTATAACCTGCAGGATTATGGTGAGAAGGTTGGGAGCAGGATTATAGAATATTTCTGGCATACACAAAAACTTAAAGAAGTCTTCTCAAGTGCATTTTATGATGTTCTTGTTGGTGCTGAAGAAATATACAGTGTTGATATCTCTCATGGGGAACCTGTTGTTAAGAAAGAAAACATCCTTGGTATATCAACATTTGGAATGGGGGATAGTCATAAGGTGGAAGATTCAGATATAATTGTCTCTGATAACTATGTATCAGTAGGAAAAGTGATAGATGAGTTTTGGGAAGAGTTAGATGATAACGAGATTGATCAACTTGAAGAGGGAGCCCGAAGAAACTATATGTCTGGAGATGTAGTATTAGCTGGCCCATTTGATGCTACACAGGAAGCACAAGATATGTCCACATCACAACTTATTACTGTAGATGGTAAGGATATATGGGCTTATGATGGAAACTATGATCAGGACGGCAATATCCGTGTGATACGTGTAGTGTGGAAGTCACGTAGAAAGATAGGTAAACTTACATATTACGATAAGCAAGGAGATGAACAGGGAACTATTGTTGATGAGAACTTTCCAATAGATCAATTCAAAGGACAGGGATGGACCGTAGACTGGAGATGGATCAATGAGTGGTGGCAGGGATATCGTATAGGTCCTGATATGTATAAGCGTATTGAACCGTTACCAAGGATAGGAACAAAGATGAGCAATCCCTCAATCTGTAGTTCACCATATTGCGGCACCGTATATTCTATAGGTGGAACGGGTGTTAGTCTAATGGATCGAGTAAAACCTTATAAATATCTTTACAATGTATACATGAAGCGTACTGAACTTGCTTCAGCACGTAATAAAGGAGTAATAGCAGAATTGGATCTGGCTGAGATCCCGGATGGATGGGATGAAGAACTTGTCATGATGTTTGCCGAAGCAAATGGGTACATGATTAAAGATTCATTTAAAGAAGGTAAAAAGGGTAATGCAACAGGCAAACTTATTGGAACCGTTAAGCAACGTGGATCCGATATACTAAATCTTAACTCAGCTGATGTGATCCGGGCAAACCTGGAACTAGCACGATATGTCAAGAATGAACTTGCAGAAGTAGCCGGTGTGTCTCCTCAGCGTGAGGGGGATATTGGAAACAGGGAAACCAAAGGTGGAGTAGAGATGGCTGTTACAAATAGTTCACATGTAACAGAAGAGTGGTTTGCCTTGCATGATAACACAAAAATAAGAGTCCTGCAGTTGCTTGTTGAAACAGCCAAACATGCATGGAGATATGCCGAGGGAGAGAATGCTAAGAAGCTGCAATATGTTGATGATGGACTTATCACACATCTTATAACTGTTGATGGTAGACGGTTTGCAGAAACAGAGTATGGTTATTATGTCTCAGATGGACGTAATGATGCAGAGCTTATCAATGCAATCAAAACCCTGGCACAAGCCGCCCTGCAAAACGACAAGGCAACATTTAAGGATATCTTCGCTATCTATCGTGATACTTCAGTATCCAGTATGATTAATAAGCTTGAACATAGCGAAGAGCAATCTAATCAGAGAGAGGATGATGCACGTAAGGAGCAACTAGAAAGTAATGAGCGCATGCAGGAAGCAATGAATCAAATTAAGCAGATGGAGCTTGAACAGAAGGAGCGTATTGAGATGAATAAGATCGAAGCATCATTGATTGAAACTGAAATGCAAATACGTGGTCGTTTGGCAGAAGTTGAACTCATGGAAGAGGGAAGTAAGGACAGAGAAAAACTAGAGTTTGAACTTACTAAACTAAGAGAGACACTTGACCTGAAAAGAGATGAGATGAGAGAGAAGTCAAAACAGTTTTATGATGGCTTAAAATCACAAGAGGATCGAACACGACTGCAAATTAAAAGCGCTGAAACCATAGCATCCAAGCGACCTAAAGCGAAAGTTATATAAAAAAATTATATAATATTAAATTATATGTTTTAACTATATAGAATGTACCATAGTAACGGTGGTATACTTGAAATGAGGTCTATTATTAACTAAAATTGTAACTATTGAAAGGAGAAAAAAATGGCAGAAAAAGCAGCAGAAAATTCTGGTGACGATGTGTTATTTGGAGGCATCGATATAGCAGGATTGGAAGAATCGCTACTTACTGTTGACGTTGGCCCTGATGATCCAGTGGTCACTGAAACAATTAAGGAAGTGAGCAAAGACGGGGGTGGGGACCCGGCAAATCCAGATGATCCACCGGCAGGTGAGGAACCTGGAGCAACGAAAGAACCAGAGACAAAACCACCAGATCTACTCGAAGTAGATAAACCAATAGCAGCAAGCGGAGAACCAAAAGAAAAAATATCTGATCCTATAGACGGTGAAGATAAATCAGGGAAGGGTAAAGGGGCCGCAGAAGAGATTGAATCTCCGATATATCTCCATGCTGCAACTCTTCAGGAAAACGGCCTCTTACCCAACTTTGATCTTGATGAGCTTAAAAGTCTTAAAACAGATGAAGAACGATTCGTTAAGATCAATACTGTAATACAGAAGAATTATGATGAAGCAATAACGGAAGGTATCGAAAAGGAAAAAGCAGTAATAGGCGAAGCCCTTAAAATATATGAGGGAATTAAAGCCGGTGTTAATCCTGAAGATCTTGCCGCTAATGCAAGCCTTGAAGAGCAGTATGGAAAACTTGAGGTAAAGGACCTTGAGGATAGTGAAGAAAACCAGGAGGCTATCTATGCTGATTCCCTGTTTATGAAAGGACTTTCTGAAGCTAAAGTAAAGCAGCTTATTGATGTTTCAAAGAACAATGAAACACTTCTTGTTGATGCGACTGAGGGATTGAAAGAGATTAAAGGTGAGATAAAGAAGGAGAGAGATGCTTTATTTGCGGAGGCTGAACAAAGAAAAAAAGTCAAAGAAAAGCGTGATCAGGAAACGCAAGAGAAGGTTAAGACTACTGTTGGGAGTATTAAGGAGATTATTCCGGGAGTAGAAGTTACCAAAGCGGAGCAGGATACCCTTATCAAAAACATGACCGTACCTGTAAAATACACTGAGAATGAACAAGGACAACAGGTGCCTGTAAGTAGAGTTATGGAACTACGGGCTAAGGATCCTATATCATTTGAAATGAGATTGAATTATTTTATAGAAAAAGGATTCTTTGATAAGGATGCCAAGTTTGATCCTATATTAAAAAAGGCTGAGACAAGTGCTTCTAAAAAGTTTCTTCAAAAAATGAGTTCTGATAAACCCGAAGTTACAGGGAAACCTGCAGCTGAGGAAGATGAGAATAAAGGGGAACCAAAGTTTACGTTTCCTACAAACATTTCTATTTAATATAAATCGATTTAAATTAACACACAATGCAAAGAGTATCACCGTTACAAGAGTATGAACCTCAAGATTGGTCTGGTCTGACAACCAAGAATCATCTAGGGGCGATCTATCAGCTCAAGCCACAGGAAACAAGTCAGCTCGTTTCATTGCTGTACAAGGCTAATCGTGGTGTGAACTTCGGACTCTTCTTAAAGAAATTCAATACTCTGTATCTTGAAACAGATGATGATTTCCGCTGGAGACTACAAGGTTCTGCCAAGAAGAATGTGCCTCTTATTTCCTGTACTGTAAATGGCTCTGCTATTTCTGCCACCTCACAAGTTGGTAAGAATGGGGCACGTTTTACCTTGACATTCCCTGAACAATATTTCTCAGATACCAACCTGATTGTTGGTGAGAGGAATTCAGTTTACCCGATTCGAATTACCAATATCCCTACCCCTAATGGGACTAACTGGGATTATGAATGTGAGCTTTTCACTGGTGACCCGGATCTTTATATTCCTTTTGCTGAACTTGCCGCAGGTAAGAGGTTCTCAAAAGAATGGTCTATTGTAGAGAAGACCCTATCTATCAAAGGTGGGACTCCTAACTATACCAGCCCATTCTCCATGAAGAACACTTTCTCAATGGTACGTATGCAAGACACCCGTCCTGGTAATATGATCTCCCGTCCGGTAGCTTGGTCCTGGAAAGCACCAGATGCTGATGGTAAAGAGCATGTTATGACTACATGGCAGCAATATGCTGATTGGGAGTTTGAGCAGCAGTTTCAGGATATGAAGGATAAGCTTATCAACTTTGCTACTACCAACCGTGCTTCTGATGGAACATTCAAGCAAATTGGATATTCCGGATTTAAGATTGAGCAGGGAGCAGGTCTGGAGCAACAGATTGAAGCAACCAATGTCCTTTACTACAATGATTTTGATATCGATATCGAATGGCTTACAGAAGCTATTATGGACCTTACTGATGACACTCAGGGAGGTTATGGACAGACACGCCAGGTTCTGATGAGAACCGGGAAATGGGGTGCCTATCTTTTCCATAAGGCTATTAAGAGTTACAGTACCCTGTATCAGCCAATGCAAACCGAACATCCGATCTATAAGACCGGTAATGGTTGGGGATATCGTGAGAACTTCGTTGAGTATTGGGGTCCCGATGGAACTCGCCTGAGTGTTATGATTGATCCAGTGTATGATGACCGTGAGCGTAATAAGATTATGCATCCAAGTGGGAAAGGCGTAGCCAAGTCCTACGAATATCAGATTCTTAATGTTGGTCGTACCGGTGGGGAAGATAACATCAGGTTGGTATTTGAAAAAGGAATGGAAGACTATATGGGATATGTTCCCGGTCTGAGAGATCCTTATCAGGTAAACAATGAAAGAAGGTATATGGGATCACCCGAAGATGGATACACGATGCATAAAGCCTTTACCGGTGGATGCATGGTTAATGATCCTACTCGTTGTGCTACTATACGCCCGAATATACTGGCAGCATAAAACACTATTAAACGGAGATTAACATGGAGAATGAAGTAAGTGGATACTCAAAAAGTATCAGGGAATTACGAACAAAAAAGGTTGTCGTAAGACCCATCAGACGTAAGGGAGGCTGGCTCGGACCGGAGCACGATTCAGCCTTTCTAAATGAAGGAAGTACCCGTGATTACACAGTACCATCAAGAGCACGGGGAAGAGTTCTTGTAAATCCTTGCCCGGATTTTACCCAAGCCGACTTGGAGTTCCTGAGAGATGAACTGGGACTGGAGAATATTAGGGATCTTAATCCTAATACTCCCAAGGGCTTTTGGATGCGTGAAGCAGAATCTACTGTTAAGCTTGATCGAAATGGTAAACATCTTGATCTTAGTCAAACAAGGGATTTTATTGAATATCTTGTATTGCGATCCAATAGCCACCTGA